CATTGGCAGGTGCTTGGTTGGGAATCGCACCGCGAACAGCATCTTATGTTCATGGCCAACACGATAAGGCGACCTGAGACGAAGATTAACTGGGCTATACTCATGGCTAGTCGTGAGGGGACAGGTAAGGACTTCTTGCTATACCCGCTTATGATGGCGATGAACCGTAACTCAAGTGTGGTGAACGGTGAAGAGTTAACTAGCCAGTTTAACGAGTACCTGCTTAACAAGAAGCACGTGCATTTTAACGAAGTTGAGATGGGTGACCATGCTCAGAACCGCGAGATAGCTAATAAACTGAAGCCTATCATCACTGCACCACCTGAACGTATACCGCTGAACATTAAAGGTATGCGTCGTATGTCTATTAAGAACGTAGCTAACATCACCATCACGTCGAATAGTTATCAACCGGTGTATGTGGATCGTGGATCGCGTCGTTATTATATGACGTGGAGTGATTTACAGACACGTGATGAGCAGGGGCAAGTGTTGCCTGAGTGGGTTAAATACTGGGATATCGCGTGGCACTGGATGCTAGACGAGTCTGACGGTGGGTTAGGTGGCTGGCGGCACTGCGTACATCACTTGGTACACCGTGTTGATATATCTGAGTTCAACCCACGTTCAGCACCACCAGTAACAGATTATATGAGAGAGGTACAGCAAATGAGTAAGAGTGCTTTAGAGATCGAGATTGAAGATTTAATTATGAACAACGTCGGTGCATTTGCATGTGACTTAGTGACGAACAATGAAGCTGTTAAGACTGTGCAGATGCACACTACGTTAGGTCGCGGTATCAGCCCTAACACGATGACGAAGATATTAACCGCTATCGGGTGTAAACCAGGGTTACGCTGTTTGATTGATGGTAAGCAAACTCGTATCGTTGCGATACGCGATGTTGTTAAGTATGGTCAGATGGACCCTTCAACGTTGTCAATGGTTTATACATCACAGCATCAAGCGATGCAGTCACAGGGTAATGTTGTTAAGTTTGGATAAAAGAAAAGGGGCATTGCGCCCCTTCTCATCTGAGTCAACCACGAGACAGATCAGCTATCGTCTAGCTGCGATTCGTATTGTAACCATCTGTTAGCATAGTCTGCAAGTTTTCCTACTTCCTGCTTAACGTCATCTTTCTTACCCATGCGACGGATATACTTACCCATAGTGAACATCATCGCACCTCTGAACTCTTCAGGCGTTAACGTTCGTGCGCACTCATCGATCCAATCTTCACCTTTAGCATCTTGGTAGCGAGGTTGTTTTCTGTTTTTTATTGGGTGACCTTTAATCTTTGGTTCTACAGGAATACCGCGCATTTGATAATTCCAATCAATAGGTCGCCACACAAATCCATCAATAGGATCAACGTGTCTTTCTATGTTTTCTAATTCAGAAGTTGCTAAATGCGGTAGTTGCTCTTTTACCCAACCCCGGTCGTCACAAGCATGCCACCGCCCTTGAAACTTAACTTGATACTCACTCATCACAACCTCCAATCTGCTTACCTTCTGCTGTTGTCATTGTTGACCAGTGTCGCCATCCTTTAGGACAATGGAAACCCCAGTCACGCTTGTATGGTCCAGTAATGAACAGCGTCCATACTGGTTTTTCTGGCACTTCTAACCGATGCGCAAAGGTTGCGCTCCTGAAGCAGATGCGCGGTGGTATTCTATATAACCCTAACGCAGCAAAATCTACATCTTTGTTCTTCAGGTACTCACGCAGCTCACCACCAAACAGCTTGAAGCTAACAGACCACCACGGGTGATCGTGCAGCGCACGCTCGTCATCGTTCGCATATATCTTATGCAGGTACACATTGAACCAACGGTTGCGCGGTATGACGTGCCAGCGCAGCATGTGTACGCCTATATGTTTCGGTTTAAACGGGTTCTTCATCTCATCTCATCCCTTACAATGTATTGTTTGTGTTGTAGTAACAAAGGCATCTCGCCGAACACAACGATAGAGCTGCCTGAGTCGTTACCTGATACCGGTTGACCTTCTATCACTTCTTTATTGTTACCGCGCTTACGCTCAATGATGTACGTCGCACCAGCTAAGAACGACAAACGACCTATGATGTTAATAACCTCAGCATTGTCGTATATCTTCTCCCATATAAGAGAACCGTTGAAGCAGGGTATCAGCATGACTGTTGTGAAGCCTTGGTTAGACTCTTTGATTGCTTTCTCTACCCACGGTTTAGTGTCGTCGTAAGGTGGGTAGAGCCATCCAACCTTACCGAACAGATGCCAGTCGTACTTCAGACTATCCATTTGCTCAGTAAGGTACATATCACACTTAGCGTTGTCCCTGTTAGCCGCTAGGTCTATATCGAAATGGAAGTGTTTGTTTAGATAATCGTACACATAGTCTGGTGTACGCCATAGGTTACGCAGCTCGGCAGGGGTATAGCTGTGTTGTTGCTTACTTGCCATTGTTCGGATCTACCGTTATGTCGTGGTACTTACGGGGTAGGGTGTCAGGACACGGTTCTTTATCTCCTGTCTTATCTATCCACACACAATTACCTTGAGAATCTTTAGCTACTATCGGTAAACCTAAATACCACATGACCGTTACTGAGAAACAGATAACAAGCAGCCAGATAACAATTAGTTCTGCTAGTAGTTTCATGACATTCTTCCTTTGAACTTTCTCATCCAGCACATATCGCATACGCCGTAACGTGACGATCTCTCTGCTAAATTTTTATACTGGTTACATGACTTGCAGTAAAACTGCCCTGCTGGTGTCAATGTCTTCATGGTTGCCTCCTGAAAATAAATAAAGGTTGTTTGTTGTACTTGTCATAAACCTTTATGCTTCGCCCTTCTATACGTACCGTTGTTGGTTGTTCTCGCATGTACCCCGTTGCAACTAACCACCGTCTTACTGATTTGCTGGTAGGGTGTGGTACCGTTGCGCTGGTGTGCAAGTCATCGATGTCAGACTGTAGCGTATGCTCAGCTGTCCAACTCCAACTTCGTAGCGGTGGTACTCTTTGAGTTTGAATCACGTGTAAAGTCCACTTCATTTGTACCGTCCTTTAACAAGTTAGACATGAGATCGCGAAGCAGGTTGTCGCGCACGTTCATTGCATGCTCGGCTAATTCACCCAACACGATCACTGATTTCACCATACTGGGCGTTAAGTGATACATCATGGTGTGTGACTCAAAATCGGTTTGATGGAAGTTGATACTACCGTCTTCGTAGTTGCGGCTTACTTCTTCAGGTGGCAAGTCTACTTCAGTTACAACAAGCGCGTTAGTCTTGGCTGAAGTGTTAATTAACAACCGGGCCAGTGCGGTTTGAAACACTTCGTCCAGCTCAGTTGTGCCGTCATTACTGCTGATAATGTACATTGTCATTACTTAGTTCCTTTGCTCGTTTTAAAATATTGATATTGCTATGACCAGGTAAAACAGAGACACGCGCGCCGCCTAAATATAAAGCGGTTTCATTATTACCGTGCGTTGTCTCGTTCCACACTGACACGTTACCTTTGTTAAATATGCGTTTCTTTGTGTTGGTTTTCATAGCTTTCCCGTGGTTTAGTCTGTCATGTTACACGGTTAGACGGTCATGTCAAACTTTTTTTTAACTCTTTGAAAAAGTAGTATATTATGACGGTGTGATGGTTTTTTACCGTGGTGGTTTGCAGATGGATATTCTAGGCGGTCAGCGTTGGATATTGGGTGGTTTGAGGAAGCGGAAGTTTGTGCCTGATGCTCCGGTATTGAGAACATACGACTCCGAGTACGCGCCTGGTTGGGAGTCAACCGTATTCACGCAGCGACCTAAAGATGCTAACGGATGGACAATTTTAGAACCAACGGCGACCAGTAATATTCATTATGTTGACTCTGTTGACGGTAACGATGCAACGGCAACACCTTATACTTTGGCAACCGTGCCATCAGGTGATTGGAAAAATCCCGGTACAGTAAACGCTTATAAGACAATGGAAGCAGCAATCACTGCGTCTAGGGGAGGTGAAGGTGATTTTGTTTGCTTTAAGCGTAATCAAGTGCATCAAGCAACTGAGCAGATAAATGTTAAGAACGGGAAAACGGCGTTAGAACCATATGTGTTAATTCCATATGGGGTAGGCGAGATGCCAACAATAGAACACCGTATGCCAGCAAATAGCGGCGACTTAATACGCATTTGGTACACCAGTAATGTTGCAATAAAAGACATTAGATTAACGCACCCGCGTAAAGACCCTACTGGCCCAGAGTTTATAGGATGGGACACAGATACGTTTTATGACGGTAATGGAATAGACGCATATTATGGGGAGTCTACAACAGGTGGCGGCATCTTAATTGAAGGCTGCCATATCACCCACTTCAATCTAGGTATTAATGTTAACGCAACTGAAGCTATAGGAAAATCAACTGATATCACGGTAAGGCGTAACACTATTGGCTACACCTATACTATGACAGGTGGGCATCCTCAAGGGATCGGCCTTGCGTTTACTGAGTATCTTCATGAAGAGAATACTTATATAAAATGCGGGTGGTATGACGCTATCGGCACAACATCGCCTAGAAGCATTTTTTGTCATTCTCTTTATGAGATATCATGCACAAATTCTATTGATAGAAACAACGTGTCTTATGACCCATCGTCTATTCACTTCAAGAGAACAGCAACCGTTGAAGCTAATTTAACAACAGCATTAACAGGTATTGAGACTGAGATTACAGTTAACAAGGTGCATATAGGTACGCCGACAACAGGTGTTATTTATATCAAGCGTAATTCAGATGACGATGAAAGCCCGCTACCTGTTAACTACACTAATCTGGTAGGGAATACATACACGATAGAAGAAACCGACTTTACTTCTAGCCCTGCCAATGTAAACAACCGTGTAGCCGTCTATTTTGCTAAAAGTCATGACCTTGCAGAATATAATAATGTTGTTATTGGCGGAGAGGTAACAACAAGCGCAGGTGGGAATGAAAATAATATTGATGTCGATGGGCTACGCTTCAAAGGTGTTTCTTATCAATCTCAGCTTGCGATAAATGTTGGCGAAGGCGGTACAAATGGGTGGGGCATAGACATAACAGACACTGAAAATGCGTTTGTTTCTGAAAATATGTGGATGTTGGTTCCTTCATCAGCGATAAACAATGCATTCCCCATACGATCAAAAGGGTACATTCAAAACCAGAATATCTACAACAACATCAGTGTGATTGGTTCTAGCTATGATATTAACAGTGGGGCAAATGCATTTTCTAACCTACAAACTAATAATCTTGATTTGTTCGTCAATGGTAATGCAACTCTTGGTACGTTTTTAGCCAGTAAAGGGCAGCCGACAACATTCGATGACATGGGTGATTGGTTGATCACTCAAAATTCTGATCAATGGGATAACCAAAAACGGGCAAGTAGTTTCCATACTTACTTTAGAAAAGCGTTTGCATTAAAAGACGGATTTCACATCTATGAGCAGCCAAAAAATAATGTAAGTGTTGCAGGCGATGAGATATCCATATCGGTCGGCATTATCGGGAATACAAGATTATCATTCCAGTGGTTTGATGCTGCAACAATGACACCAATCAGCGGAGAAACAACTGCCAATTATCAGATAATTACTCAAGTTTCAGACAATGGCAGGCAGGTATTATGTCGAGCAACTGATGATGCTGGTGATTATATTGACTCAAATATTGTCACGTTAACAGTGACAGCAGATGCGATAAACAAACTAGCCAGTGGAGACGATTTAACTGCGATAGATTGGAATACTGCACTGTTGACGGTGACAGATGATGGCAATGTTGCAACGTCTGGGTATTTGCTGGATGACGGCGTTGGGGATGGAGAGCATCGAATTTATCAAACCATACCAATAACAAACCTACCTGAAACATTTAGTTTTTATGCTAAATATGATGCTGGAATAAGAATGTTCGGGGTTAGAATGTTCAATAATGGGGCGTTAAATAATATTGTTTTCAACGTTCAGGCCGGGGCGTTATTTAAAAACCGGATAAACGCATACAATATAAATATTAATGATGAAGGTGATGGGGTCTATCGTTGTTCATTCACTGTTGAGAATAGAACAAATACAGCAGTTCAATTCCAAATGTTTGCTGACAATGGACTTTCAGAAGACCCGACATATACCGGCGCAAACAACACAATGTACGCCAACAAACTGATGCTAGAAGACGGCGAAATTTTGCACGACTATCCGCCGCTATATAATCAAGTTAGATTTCATGACGGAAGCTATGCTTATGATTTAAGCAATGTTATTTCTATTCCTTCAGGAGTGGACTGGTATGCAGAAATAGACGTTGCCATGCCAGCCGAATCAGGCCTAAGTGAACAATGGTTGCTATGCATGGGAGATAGTGAATCATCAGCAACTAGATATGTAGGCATAATATATTCACTTAGTGCCGATGGGACCTTGAAAATAGGGTCAAATGGGTATACTGCTATGGAATCAACTACAACAATTAATGATGGCTTACCCCACACTGTCAGGATGAGTTTCGTTGATTCCAGTAATTTATTCACTCTGACCATTGATGACGCCCCAGAGTACTCCGTAACTCCAACAGCACCTAATCCGTCTGAGGGGGATAAGGTATTAGCAGTTGGCGCGAAGATTTTCTCCGCTATCAGCGGTGCTTCATTCTTTATGAACGGAAACGTAAGAAGGATAAAGGTCGGTGTTGATGAAGGCGGGATAAACGAAGATGTAAGAGAGTTCTTCTTCGATACGGTAACCCTTGACGGTGAAACGCTACCAGCAACAACAGGAACAGGGGTGTTGACCTTTGTTGGTACAGTAGAGGGTGATTGGGAGTGACTACTAGGCATTGTCTCTGATAGTCACGGTGTTAACTAGTGTTTTAATTTTATGCGATATGCCACAAAACCTGTCAACGCTGGAAATAGTAGAAGCCAAGCAGCCGGAATAGGCATTGCTAGCACTTCTATCATTGATCCAACTTGAATTGACGTGTCAAACAAAGTTTTACTGGTCGAAATGTGATAGGTCACACCTGGTAATGCGAGGAATATGATGAAATCACCAGCTTCAATTGTTTCTGATAAATCCCCAGTCAATTCACTGTAAACACTTGATGTAAAACTCATATTTTCTGGCAGGTTTTTTGAGATTGTCGAGAATTTAATGCGTGTTATATCGTTTACGAAAAATGAAAATCCATTACTGACATGAGTGCTAATTTCTTGGGTATATCCTTCTGGGTAATAGAATGCACCAGACATTAACCAAAATTTGTCTGGATAACTAAAATTGCTAGTAGAAGTATTATTGTTTAGCCAATCTTCATTCACATATACAGGGTAGACGATAAGTGCCGCTTTGACAGAAAAAGAGGCGAGCAGAAGCACTGCAAAGATAAGGTTTTTCATAAACGGACTCCATATCCAGAAAAACGTTGAAGGGAAATTGCTTTTTTAAAATACGCTGAAAATGTGAACTAGATCAAACTTTTTATTCAAAGCCCGCCTTGAGCGGGTTTTTTATTGCCTGGAGATAATGGATGAGACGAATCACCATATATGTAGCGACTTAATTGAAGCTACAAAACCTTTAAACCATTCAATAATTAAATCTAAAAACACTGGTTCGGGGTTTAACATATCTATTTCGTCGAATTTTTTCATAATCACACCTTCTCTTGTTCTGGGTTGCGTAGTTGGTTAGGCAGGATCTCAATGTTTATTTTTATCTCTCTAAACTTCTGGTTATTTTTTGTTTTAAATGAAAAGCTATGATTACCGTCAGCAAGTGAATCTAGGTTAATCAATGGAGGCCTTGCAGCAACAGCCTCAGCCCTCATCTCCCTAACCGCATCAGCACAAGATGGCGGTATAAGCTCTTTAACTTTTTCCAGGTTACCTTCATCAGCAGCGATTGAGATTAGGCCGAGTTTGACGGTTAGGTTTTTTATTTGTTCGTTCTGACGCTGAAGACGTACAGCCGCTTCGCTAATAACTAAATCAGCATCCCTATCGCACTCAGCAGGAATACGCATAGTAAACTCGGATCTTTCTCTATCATTTACAACTGCGTCAGATAGCTGGTTTAGTCTTGAAATTAAATCCTTTAACGGAACCTCTGACGATGATTGGTATTTTGTACTCATAACTCACCTGCCTCTAGTTTGTTTAATTCAGATTTTGCACGATTAACAACATCCATATCTCTGTCGTAACTACGCTTCATTGATGGATGGTTTAACATGCCATCATATTTGGCTTCATATTCTGCTTCGGCGTCATTAGCCAATTCTTGTAGTAAAACCCTCAACCGATCAATCGTTTCGGCTTGTTGTTTGGTTTCTTTCTCCAACAATTCGTAAGCATCGGAAATGGTTTTATTAGCTCGTTTTTTTGCTTCTTCTATTAGATGTTTTGCGTAATTCTTTTGGACTTCTCTTGCTAAATCACTCATTCCTCACTCTCCTCATCAAAATCCCCATTAGACATAATCCCGCACACCTGACAGCATAGAATCGCGTTGAACGGGTGATTGCCTGCTACTTGGATATAGTCATGCCCTGATATGTTTTCGCCCAGTCTGGCACTGTCTAGCATCCCCTTGGCGGTGCATTGTGGGTGTTCGTAAATCACAACCCACCTGCCTCTAGTTTGTTTAATGCGTCTCTGGCTGCATAAACTCCGCGCCAGAATAGTTCTGATTGAAAACGTCCTTTGATATCGCTTGGTGTTTCCATGCTATCTAGGTTGCTGATTGCAGCTTTCAACCGCTCAATCGTTTCGGCTTGTTGTTTGTATGCAGCCTCAAAACCAGTATCAAACAATAGCTCTTCTTTTCTCGTTCTAAGGAGTTGAGGTCGGGCATTAAAATATGCATCAGTAGCATCATTTCTTGCAGCTTCCATATTTGCAATAAAGTCTTCGTGTTTATTCATCTCTCCATCTCCGCATATAGGCAGGCTTTAAGCACTGCTATTTGCCATGATTTATCCGCAGGAAATACTTTATCTAACCTTCTTGAGTAGACATATTTGCCGCCGAAATTAATTGTCAGTACATACTTCTCAGCCAAGTCAATCGCCTGAGCCTTTCCTTTTTCAGTAGGTAGGTGTGGCTGACTGTCTTTCAATCTAGCCAGATCACGATACCGCCACGCATACTTACCTGGTTCTGTAGGTGTGAACTCGCCAGTGAATGTTGTATGAACAATTTTTCCATCCTTCCATACTTCTGCTGGATGCCACCCCATACACCACACAGCAACCCATTCACTAAGCTGCTCACCCGTAGCCCCATCTATCTGTTCTTTTGTTGGTTTGGTCATTTCTGATACTCCGCTATAATTTCACCTAGCTTTAATATATAAACTGGCTTTTCTTGTGGAGCGCCATGCTCAATAATTCCAAGCCCTGTATAAATACCTTCCAAGGCAACCAGCATTGCAGGTGATGTTTTTGAATAACCATTTCTGAATTTAATAGCGTCATAGGATTTACTCAGCCTTTTGTTCCAGTAAGGTTTTATTTCTCGATACTCTTCTCTCTTTTGACCTGATAGAATCATGTCGAACCATTTCTTTTTTAGCGTTAGATGCAATACTTTCACCTCACACCTCCAATTCATCTATAGTGGTTGTTTCCATTTTGGAAAGTACCGCCTCAACATCATCCGGTGCATCAATTTCAAACGTGACTTGTTGATGTCTGACATGCACTTTTTTAATGGTTATCTTCACGTCCTCACCGATGATCAGGCTTGTTTCTGTTTTGCGGTTAAGGGTTAGCATTAGGCAGCCTTTTTCTCGCGTTCTTCTTCAATGGCAAGCGCAACCGACTTGCGTATTTCTCTCCGCTGCAAAGTAGCTAACCATCCATAAATAACGAAAGAGACAAGAGCACCAGTAATCGTCGCCCAGTCCTGCGTGTAACCAATATGCATAATCCCTATGGCAGCGAAAAAACCACTAAAGAAAGCGCACCAGAGCATGAAGTCCATAGTTGCTACCGATTTTATAAACCATCTAAACATCACTCATAATCCTCAACTCTGATAACGTCTTTCACTTACACTGCTTGTGCAGCGACCTATGGTGGTCATTGCTAACCCCATTGCTCAGCCATGGCGTTTGCCAAGCCTTGAAACGTGGTGCTTCTTAGTTTCCATCTGTCAGGGCTTGGTGGCAGATAATGAATACGCTGCCTCTCATTGTCAGGTAGTCGCATCATCTGGTTTTTAACGTTTTCAGTCTCTTGCAGCTCTGATAATCCTGATAGCCATAAACAAGTTGCCTTTTGTTCCATATGTCCAAACATCCACGGCTGAACCACCTGGGTTTGTTTTACGCCTACAATCTGCTTTGCGTACTTGTGCATTACTGGATTTTCTATACACTTCATTTTCACTGGCGCATCTAGCAACTTCCTGAAAAAAACGGCACCATCAATCATGTTTATCCATCTCTTTTCCTGTTTGTGTAGCCATGTAACACCTGCGTTTGTTAGGTATGTGCATGGAGGGTGTGCAATCATCAAATCAAACTCAGATAAATCAAGATCGAACACGTCGCCCTGATAATGTGGGCCAGGTGAGTCGGTAGGTAATAAGTCGCAGCTAATCGCGTCATGACCTTTTGCGAGAAAAGCATCACGTACTCGACCAGAATATTCACATGCCACTAAAACCTTCATCCCATTTCTCCGTTATTAAGTCTGCCGTTCCCGTATTCGAGTGGTGGATTTTTGTTATTCCTGGCTTCTATTTCGGCTCGTTCATCTATAAGCCGCTTCATCTCAGATCGATAATAATCATCAGTCTTCCTCATCTCATCAAAAGTGGTGATAACCACGTAACCAATGGTCGCAATAATAGTAAGTACCGCTAGAAAACTAAGCATTTATCCATCTCCTTGTTCGCATTAATGAACAACCTCAGCCCTCTACGTACAATCATTTTTTGATTACTTAAACTAATTAAAAATTTTACTGAGGCTGCTCATTGATGCCTGCTGAGGTTAGTCAGCTAGGTCAGGGTTATACTCAACCACAACAAAAGAGTCTTTATTCAATGACTTGTTATCAAATATCCCGCTATCTCCGTTTTGCTCAATCCATAATTCAGCACGAGCTTTTGACCACGTAACACAGTGAATAGCTAGTTGGTTATTTTTTTCTACTACTGCAAATTCACACATCATCAAATCCTCTTATTAAGTTTTGCCTTGTGGCGACCTTCATACTACACCGTTTGACAGTCTTGTCAACTATAACGTTAGGAAAAGTTGCAAGCCCATGTCTGCTGCTATAGTCGGTGTGATGTTTGGGATCATCCTGGTAATACTGTTGTACTCTTCTGTTGGAAAGTAGAACAGCTGGCCGTGGTACTCGTTAAAGTGCTTATCGTTAGCCCACTCGTACAGATCCACCAGCTTGTCTACATCACCGTGGATAGCCTTACCGTACACCTCATCGCGCAACACCTGCATGGCTTGCTCAAGTGTTACGTGATGCTGGTGTAGTTCCTTTACTACTGTCTCACCGATGAACAGGTGGGTCATTGGTCTTTACCGAGTATGTACGCTTCTAGGGCGTGACTTATTTGATATTTGTCCCATCCCCCGTTTTTGGTTTCTTTATGGATGATCTTATCTATCACAATATTGGTTAGTCTTCTCGGCTTGATGTAGCCTTGGTTAAGAATGTTTTCAGCTTGATACTTATCAATCGGCATCATCACGTATTCATTGGCTTTATGGTCTTTTTTGTGAGTTGATGCAGCCTGCAAAGCTTTAATTTCAGCTTCCCGCCTAATCTCGGCTTCGGTTTTTAAGGGGCGGAATGAATATCTATTGCTCTCTGTCGCAGCTTCCAAGTCTCCTTCCTCATATCGGAATACAATGACCTTTTCATCGCCATCAATAACAACAGCTAATATCTGGCAATTAAAATCAACACCACCTTCAGACGTTCCAATGCAATACTGACCCACCTCTGGCACAAACTCCTGATTGTCATACTTAGGGTGCGGGTATAGTTCGCGTACTTGTTGGGTGGTTAGGTGTTTTGCGTCACCAAAGGAAGTCGGCTTACAAGCGCAGTAAGTCTCATAACCACGCACACCACACAACGGAACATCTAAAATTGAATAAACCCGACCCTTGCGGCTAGACATTCCATCCGTAGGCCAGTCGTACTTATCAGCACCATTAGCAACTGCCCTCTCACAAATCTCAACAGCCTCTTCATACGATGCAGGTTTGCAGTAAAACGGTTCTATTTTCTTACTCATCGCTTCTTCCCCTTAATCGGTAAAACACCTGTTATTCGACAACCTGGGTTTCTTAGCATTACTTCGATTCTTGCCTTACCCATGTCCGACGATGCTACTTTTTCGACTTTCTCAATACCGTCGTGTATGTAGGTTACGGTGTAGAGTTTCATTTCATATAATCCATAAAATCAAAGTCAAAATCTTCGTCGTCAACACAATAAAAACACTTCTCGCAACGCCTTTTACCATCGTCGCCCGTCATCACTCTGCGTCTACCGCAATTTACACAGTCCTCGTTAATATAGTCACCAATTTTTGATTTCTGAGCTTCAATGAATTCATAACCCATGTGAATATCCATCATCTCCACCCCATCCCATAAACGTTGTTCTTACACACCATGTACCACTCACTAGCGAATGACCTTACCCGCTGATTGTTCTTCTCCACATCACTATAATGAGGCTGCCATTTAGACTGTGTGGTCATATCTCGCAGCATGTCGTTGTCGGTTAACGATGGCAGGCTCGCTACATCTGTGTCGATATGCTGGTGGACACGTTGGTAACGCTCTGCCAGTTGTTTGAACTCGTCACAGGTCATTGCTTTTGATAGCGATGGTGCTAACAGTAGCGCGATTGTTAGTATCTCAAGTGTTGTTTTCATTTTATCTGCCCTTCTGTTGTGGTTGTCTGTCATTATATTGTAAGTGGGGGTCATGTCAAGTGGTAATCATAGCGATAACCGCGAGTAAAATTAACAGCAGTGTTATAACCCATATAACAGCTGATTGTTTATCGGTCTCTTGTTCAGGTAAGAAGAACTTGTCTGTCACTTGTGCGCCGCATCGTTTACAGCTACACATTAATACTCTGTCAATGTAACCAGACGCAAAGACAGCCCTCAGCATGTGTTCACATCTTGGTGCTGTATACCCGTCAGTGGAGCCACATACAGGACATGGCTTCTTGCTGTTTTGCATTATTGTGTATGTGTCAGTCATTGTCTTGGCTCCTTTGCTCAGATAATCGGTTTAAACATACAGTTATGTAGGGTAATAATTCCCGAGCGATAAACACGTCAGGCTCTCCGCAGATAGCGATTAACTGATCATCAATCGTAACGTCTGCATAAACTTTGTTGCTAAACACTAACTTAATGTCCATCTGTCACGCCTCCTATGTAAAGTCGTATTTAGGACCGGTGGTGTAAACTAACGTGGGGTCTCTGTCTTCTTCGTACCGGT